CCTTTACCTCGATGAAGAGGACTGGGGAGATATGACCGACCCCGTAGAGGGATACGATATCAAAATCACCCGTACTGGTACCGGTAAGAATGATACCAGTTATTCGGTATCACCATGCCAGAAAACCAAGCTGGACAAGAAGTATCGGGGAGAGGTAGACCTGGAGAAAGCAATCCGGGCAAATATCCTTTCCTACGACGAACTCGAGGAGAAGCTGGCTTCATTCCTCAATGAGGGGGATGATGACGATGAGGATGAAAGACCACGTAAGAAGTCCTCTTCCAAAAGCAAGCTAGTGGACAAGAAAAAGAAAGAGGGAAAATATAAGAGTGATATCTAAGATTTTCTAGATATATACCTAAAGTAGGAGTGGGGTATAGTTTATATCCCACTCTTTTCATATTATAAATTACAAGTATGGCAAGAAAACCTAAAGCTACCCGAAAATCGGGAGGCAAAAAGTTTAAGATACCAACACAGAATGAGATACTCAAAAAATATGGGTCATCTCTCCAGTTCAAGGCCAGTACTATAAATCACCATGGACTATGGATTCCATCCACATTCTTTGCTCTCAATTATCAAATGGGTGGTGGTGTACCGTTCGGGAAGATAATTGAAATCATGGGAGAAGAATCCTCAGGCAAGTCCCTGATAGCTTACAATTTTGCTTATGCTGCACAACAACTCGGGGGTCATGTAATATGGGTGGATGCAGAACAAGCATGGATGAATTCATGGGCAGAGGAAAATGGTCTGGACCCTGAACGAGTAACAGTATTAAATGATACCCGAATAGAAACTATTTCGGATGCTATTGCTGATTTAGCCATATACTGGAGGTCAAAGCTAACTAATAATGAGCCTATCATAGTTGTGATAGACTCCATAGCAGCTCTGGATTCTATAGAAGCCATTGATGCAAAGATGGCGGATAGCAAGGCCGAGATGGGAAACCGGGCAAAGCAGATATACAAGATGTTCCGAATAAGGAACGAATTGTTCTATCGACTCGGAGTAACCATGGTATGTATCAATCAATTACGTAGTAAACTGGGTGCAGGGTTTGGTCAAGATACCAGTACAACTCCTGGTGGAGCAGCACTCAAGTTCTATGCTTCAATCCGGTTAGCTTTCTATTCCGGTAAGACTCTCAAGATTAAGTATAAGGGTAAGGAAAGACGAGCAGGTAAATATGTAACTGTTCAGATGAAAAAGAATAAGGTATCTCCTCCTCGAGAAACCATATCCAAAGCCCCTATATACTTCAATCCAAAATACCATGAAGTTGGCTTCGACCGATACTTCTGGTTAGAGGAATCTCTGGAGGATGCTGGAGTGATAGAGAAGCTCGGTGGTGGAACATACATGTTTGAAGGAAAGAAACTCTGTCGAGGTGAAGAGGCTTTCCACAGGTTAATCGAGGAAGATGGTGAGTTAAGGAAAAAGCTATTAAAGGCTGCTGGAATAAATACCATAGGAACCACTAAGCGAAAGCTCAAGAAGATTACACGAAACATGTTCCCTGTTGATGCAGACTTAGACTATGAATCTCAAATAGAATCTGAAGATGCAGAAGAAGACGAATACATCCCGGACGAGGGGTAGAAAACCGAGGATGCTTATGGTAGTGGATGGGAGTAACCTTGCTCACCGTTCATACCATAAGTTTAAGAATCTTAAAGCCAATAACGGAGCTGGTACCGGGTTGGTGTACGGGTTCTTAAGAATCCTCGATTCATACTTAACTCGGTTTAAACCAAGCCATGTAGTAATTACATTCGATACTCATGAGAGCAAAGAGTCTAATTTCCGTAATGGTCTACTCGAGGGTTACAAAGCACACAGGAGTAAGATAAGTATGGATTACGAGGACTTCAATAAACAATTATCATTGTTGAGAAGGATTCTAAGGTTACTCGGAGTTCAGATGATTATCGATAGAAAAGGCTTGGGATATGAATCTGATGACTACATTGCTTGGTTGGCAATAAACCATCCGGGTAAATCTCTCATAATATCCTCTGACAAAGACTTCTGTCAATTACTAGACAAAAGAGTCAAGATATTCAATCCTAACAAAGATACCCTAATCCTTAGTCAAACCTGTAAGGATATAATGGGTTACTCTGCAGAGGAATGCGTTGATTACCTAATACTAAACGGGGATAAATCTGATGACATACCTGGTTACTACGGTATGGGAGAAGTGAAGACTAAAGCTTTCTTGGAACAATATGGGAGTATATCAGACTTCATAAATGCAAAAGGAGCAGAGTTCAAGGGTATTGAAAGGGATCAGCTAGAAGAGTTATACAAAAAGAACAAGCCTCTAATAGATTTGAGAACTGCATTAACCCTGCACCCGATTAAGAAAGTCCCTTGGGTAAAAGGATGTACTAATAATAAAAGGAAAGATAGGTTATTCATGGTATTAGATAAGTTTAACCTTAGGTCTTTCAAGATACCCGATTTTTTGGAACCTTTCAAAAAACTACAACATTATGTACAACGGTAGGAAATATCAAATAATGTTCACTGGTGTTTCAGGAGTTGGAAAAACAACAATTGCCAAAGAAGTAGCAGATATGTTAAAGATACCTTTCATATCTGGGTCATACTCGGATTTGGTACCAGAAACCAAAGACATGCCACATGCTGACATGATTCAGCAAGATGCGAAGACTGTATTTATGCAAGATATGCAGGTACTTAACCTTCGTAACAAAGCTTTTAGAGGAGAAGATAGCTTTGTAACGGATAGGTCATATTTTGATTCGGCAGCATACTTCATCAACAAACTTTCTCACAGGATAGCCGAATGCGACTTAGACCGTGCAGTAGACTTATGTCGTATGTTACTGGGTCAACAGTGTACTCACCTAATTTTCATACCTTTTTCAGCAAGCTTCTTCAATGAATGGGTAACAGAAGACAATGGTAAACGAGTATTATCTCGGTATTATCAATTCCAGGTATCGCAGGTAATGTATGGTATACTTGACCTGTGGGGATATAAACCCGATTCAAATATACTCCAGTATGTAAATGGTATACCTAATACCGGTACACTGGAAATCATGGGTTACAAGATAAAAGTCATGATACTGGATGATATGAACTACGAGAAGAGAAAACACCTTATCAAGAAATTTCTTCAGTTATGAAGGTGATAGGTATAGCATTCTCCGATTTGCACTTAGGGGAATTCTCTAAGTTCAATGAGGATAATAAGAGGACCCTAAGTATTTTCAGGGTCCTCTCTTTGATTAAAGACTTATGTATTAAGTATAAATGTCCGGCATTTTTTTGCGGGGATTTTATGCACCGTCCAGAGTATATAAGTACTTCACTTGATGAAATTATAATTGAACAGTTCGAAGAGTTAAATAGGTGCGAGGAATTTAACATCTATGGTATATCTGGAAACCATGACCTACAGAAAAGCAATTCGATAACTAATCAATCTCCATCACACTGGGCAAACTTATGTCGTAGGTATTCGTTCTTACACAATCTGGACTTCTCTTATCATGAGTTTGATAAGTTCAGAGTAGTAGGTATTCCCTATTTAGACCATAACAAGGGGTTAGATGGGTTAATCAAAGCTGAGTTGAAAGAAGCTATGTTAAAGCCAACAATCCTATTATTGCATACTGACTACCCGGGAGCTAAAGATACTGATAATACCGAGGTTGGAACAGTAGAGAATCTGAATGTGAATCTTCTATCTAAGTTCAAGTTAGTATTGATAGGCCATATACATAAACCTCAGAGGCTTGGAAAGAAGATATACATGGTAGGAGCTCCTTTACAACAAAGGAGAACAGACCGTAATTGTAAACTTGGATATTGGAAAATATATGAGGACTTCTCAATGGAATTCAAGCCATTCAAAGGCTTTCCTAAATTTGTGGATGTATCATCAGAAGATGAAATTAAGGATGATGGCAATTATTATACTGTCATGGCTAGCAAGTCTCGGGTTGTGGCGGTGGAAGATGCCCCGCAAATAACTCGGGAACTTACTAAGAAAACCATGGTAAGGAGGTATATGAGGGCAAAGGGTATAAAAGACCAAAATAAAAAGGCCACATTATTAAAAGTAATTAAGGAGGCAGAATGATACAGTTTGGCAATATTATAATCGATGGCTTCTGTTCAATATCCCATTTGGAATTAAACCTAAGTTCAAAGGGAATACCCGTAATTCGAGGAGCTACAGGAGAAGGTAAGACTACCATCTTATCCGCTTTAGTTTGGGGTGCTTATGGTAAGAATCTAAAAGGTAAGTCAGATGTGAATACCTGGGAGAAATACAGACCCAAGTCTTATCAAGGAACTAAGGTAGAATTATACTTCGGTAAGAATGGTAGGACTCATAAGATAACCAGATGCCTTAAATATAAGGGTGAAGTAAATGGAGCCAAGGGCAAAGACAGACTTATCTATGAGATAGATGCTGTTGAAGTACAAGAGAAAAGTAAGGGGGAGATACAGGCGCTTATAATCGCTGATTTGGGTATGTCGTATAGCCTTTTTATGAACTCAGTACTTTTCGGTCAAGGCATGAAAAGACTGATACAGGAATCTTCCTCTGACAAGAAAGAACTGTTTGAGGAGATTTTTGAGTTAGAATACATATCTAAAGCTCGAGATATTGCTAAGGGCTACTATACAGAAGCCCTGAAGGAGTATCAAGACATCTCTCGAAGATATCGAACATTAGAAGATAAGAAGCAGTCCATTCAAAGAATGGTTGATGACTTAAAGAAGCAAGCCAGTACGGTAAAAGACGACATATCTTCAAAGGTTAAGGTTCTCGAGAAGAGATTATCACTGCTAGCTAAGGCCAAAAAGTCAAGTGAGCTTAAGGAGACAGTAACTCAGAAAAACCGAATTGAACAGAAGCTATCAGAGGCAAAGGAGAATCAAAGGGGTATTCTCAATAAGATAAATGATGCCAGGAAGAAAACTAAGGTATCTCTAGAAGAGTTTATTGAGGGAATAATAAAGTTATTGAAGAGGGGTGATATTAAGAACTCTTTGAAACACCTAATCGAGGTAAAGAAAGCCTTTGGAGATATCGAAAGGTTACAAGGTAAATATTCTAAGATATCCGACAGAATATCTGGTTATCGAGATGAACTGGAAGAACTCAGGGGTAAGGAGTATGAAGTAAAGAATATACAAAGAGAGATAGAACGAGTAGAAGCTGAAATAAAAAGACTGTCATCAGAAAAGGGGGTGGGAGTTAACAAGGGCTTAATAACTAAGTATAAATCCCAGCTTTCAACCCTAACCAAGAAATTATCAACCATAGAAGAAAGGATGGAAAGTCAGAAGGAAAAGGTTGATAATTACAAATGGGTAATGGATGACCCACTTGGGAACAGGGGTATAAAAGCTTTCTTATTCGAGAGTTCAATGGATATTCTGAATGAAACACTTGAATCATACTCTGATGTACTTGGGTTCAGTATCTTATTCTATGTAGATATACAGGGAGTTAAGAAGGATTTCAATACTCAGATAATTATGGATGGTATAGAAGTATCATACGAGGAGTTATCTGGTGGTCAAAAAACTTTGGTGAACATAGCTATGGTATTGGCTATGAATTCTATGATTCGTAGAAACTGTAGAATTAATGTGTTATTTTTGGATGAGGTTTTTGAGGGGTTA